CGCCGTCCGCACCGTTGACCGAGAGGTAGACCGTTCCGCCTGCCGCAGTCGTCGCAAGATCAAGAGGCGACGAGTCTGCTTCGTTGTACTTCGGCACGCCGCCGGCGGACCCGGTAATGTCGAGCACGCCGGACGCGACCCGGCGATGGCCGGTATCGCCGAAGCCGGTGACGACCGAAGTCGTCCGCGTGATGGTCGCCGACCATGTGTTCAGGCTGGCGACGTATCCGGAGCCGAGATCGGCGGTTCCGTCCGATCCGATTGCGACGGTCGTTCCCATAGATCACCTCAAGAGGTAGTGGTTGCCACTATCTGAAAAGTCGAATCGAGGCGGAGATATTCGCCCTCGATCGTCGGTGCCCCACGCGAGACGCCGCGGATGTACCCTCGGTCGTGCCCGGTCACAGCGACCTCGACCTGGTCGAGCAGATCGAAGACCTTTCGATCGATGTCGGCCAGCGCGTCGGCTCCGGCCTGCGTCTTCCCGAAGACCGTCACCGTGAAGGTCGCTGTCGTCCGGACGACGCCGGAGAAGAACCGCTCGGTGTCTGGCGTGTCGAGCGCGTAGACGATCAGAGGCAGCGTCGAGCTCGCGGGAGCTTCAAGAGCGTAGATCCGATCCGTGACAGCCGTCCGGACCGGATTCGTGCCGCCGCCCGTATCGGCCGTGAGACGGCTGTAGATCGCCCGCATCAGGTAGACGCTCATCGGATCGGCCTCACCTTCGATCGCATCGCGCGGCGGATCCTATCGCCGCTCGCGGCGAGTCTACGCTGGAGCGATGCTCGGGCGTTCGGATCGTTCAACGCGGGCCGCATGAACGGACGAGCCGCCATCTTCCGCGTTCCGTACTCGAGCGGTCTCGCGTACTTCGTGTTGGTCCCGAGTGCCAGAACGACCCGAGAGCCGATCCGCTTCGCCGGCCTCGTCGTGAACGAGCGACGGAGCGAACCAGTCCGCACGCCCGGAGGCGAGCCTGGAGTCGACGGCGGCGGACTCTTCCGGTTCATCGACTCCTTGATCGTGATCTGATACTTCGAGGCCGTCCAGTTCACGACGTCGACCAGCTCATCAAGCACGGCCCTCGAGATCGTCGTCGCGTTGAAGTTGTGCTTACTCGCCATCAGCCGAAGACCTCCTCGGCCTCGACGATCGTGTAGCACAACGCATCCGAAAGTGGACGCTCGTCCGGCACGCGGACCGACCGAACCTCGTAGGTGATCGTGCCGTACGCGATGCGGTCGCTGACGGCGATCGACGGCTTGCCATCAAAGTAGATCGTGGCCTGACGCGTCGATCGCTCCGATCCGCCAGCGACCGCGTCGGAGTTGCCTCGAACCTGCACGAGACCGTAGAGCGTCTCGATGTCGGTGCTCCAGCTCTCGACCCTGCCGCCGCTCGAGTCGAGCGTGTCGGCCGACTTCCGCTGGATCGTGACGACGACCCCGTGACGCGAGATCATCGAGGCTACCGTCATCGGATCTCCCGATATTGGCTCAGCTTCTCGATGCGTCCGGTCAGCAGCTCAGCGACGCCGGCCTGCGTGTAGTTGTAGTCGCCGAGGCTCTCGCTCGTGATCGTCTTGTCCTGCTTCCGCTCGCGGTAGAGGTCGGCCGCGATCTCGATGCAGATCTGCTCAAGGTCCGCCGGCACGGTCGAGTATCCCGCTGCGTACTGCACGAAGACCGGATAGAAGCCGGACGGAAAGCGATTCGCCGAGGCGTCGTCCGAGCGAATGCCCGGGAACCGATCGGCGATGATGTGGATCTGGCCCGTCGAGTAGTCGACGCGGTACTCCGAGACGTTGTCCCTCGGGTACTCAAAGTTGCACGGCGCATCGATCACGCCTCGACCGCCGAAGCGATAGAGGCTCAGGCTGTAGGCGTTCTCGGTCAGAGTCGCCGACCAGCCGGACACGCTCCCATTGATGTAGGACACGAGCGCCGATGTCGTAAGGTAGCTCGCGAGCGCGATCGTGTCGGTCGTGCTCGTGCCGTCGCTCGCAATCTTACGAAGCCGAAGGTTCGTCCCATTGTTCTCGACAGTCGCCAGGACATCAGTCGAGGCCGTGTCGCTCGTGACCGTGAACGCGATCGCCGATCCATATGCGACCGTGTCGATCGACTGAATCGGATAGTTCTCGACCGTGAACGTCCGCTCGCCCGACGGCATGCACCACTCGTAGAACGTCCGGCTCTTGAACTTGCGGTCGCAGTGCGACTCGATGATGGCGGTCGCTCGGTCGATGGCATCCTCGAGCAGGACGTCATCGTCGACGGCGGTGATCCCGATCCAGTTCTTGAGGTTCGAGAGCGTCGTGAGAGCGTAGGTATCGACCGCCATGCGGAACTCCGTGGAGGGTCGGCAGCCGAAGCCACCGACCCTCCATCAGAAAGGAGAAAGAGATCAGGCGCGGATGCGGAAATCAGCACCGCCAGCGGTAGTGTCCGTCGCGGCCTCTCCGGCACGCGAAAGGATCACAACCGAGGAGAGCTCAGTCGCGGTGGCACCGGCGGTCGCAACCACCTTGATGTACCGCTTGCGAGCCTTCAGGTCGATCTCGAAAATGACGCTTTCGTCGTTGTCAAAGTCGGCAAGAGCGTTGGTCGTGCCATCGACGTCAGCATCAGTAAACGAGACCAGATCGGCCGCGTCGCTGAGATTGGAGGCGTCGCCCTCCTGAACCTTGAGAGCAGTAAGAGCCGCGGAGGTCGGTCCCTCGCCAGCGACGACGATGACCGTCGCGTAGTCATAGCCAACGGTGTCGACGATGCCAGTCCCGAGGCTGGCTGCGTTGACCGAGTCGCAGACAGCGTCAGCGACCTTGATGTTCTGAGCAGCAATCATTGTGAAAGCCCTTTCAGGGCCGACCCGGCGAACCGGGCCGGCCCGAAGTCATTGAGTGGATCAGGCGAGGAGACCGACGATCGGACCGGTGGTCGAACTGTCACCAGCGTCGTGGACGTTGATGTCGAACCGCTCGGTGCCACGGATGGCGAGCTCGTCCTGCTCAAAGGCGTTCAGAGCCGAATCCGAGATCTGGATAGTGGTCTGCCGGCGATCGCCGAACGACGCCGCCAGAGTCAGATCGCCGAAGAGCGCGACGATCTTGTCCGCGGTGTAGCTCGAACGCATCACCTGAGTGAAGACGACCGGGTAGCCGAAGAGGGTCGGCTGACCGGCATAGCCATCCTTGATCTCACGAGCCGAGGTGCCTCCCGCCGAGGTGAGCGCGGCCTCGAACGCACCATGCCACACAGCCTTGTGCATGTAGAACTTCGCGTTCGGAGTGTCGGCGTACTCGGGAAGGAGACCCATGAACGCGCCGATGTTGTCGAGCGACAGATCCGCGAAGCTGCTCGAGAGAGCTGCATCGTAGTACTGCACGGCAGTCGTGCCGTTCTCGATGATGTCGACGACGCCCCGGATACCACCGTAGGTCGAGGTGCCGGTGCCGGTGAAACCGCACTCGTCTTCCTTCTTAGCGAAGGCGTAGGCGATCTCGCCCGCGACATCGTCCGCGAGGTTGACGAAGGCGTCTTCGCTGAGCTCGTTCGAGACAGTGGTCAGGACCATCGCCTTCTTCGCGACGAGGAGCACGGACTCAAAGGTCTGAGTGCTCTCCGTGCCGGCGGTCGCCTCACCGACGAAGCTCGCCGAGAGGGTCGCCGAACGACGCGGAACGCGGAGAGTGTCCGAGCTCATCGGACGGACGCGAGCCTCGCGACGGAAGACACCGTACCGCTCGCGAAGCGAGATCAGCTCGGTCTCGAACTCGTCCGGAACGAGGTAGCCGCCGGCGGAGTTCACGCCCTCAGTGTGGGCCTTGACCTGGATGCCGTGGCGATCGCAGAAGTTGAGGCTCTTACGGTTGCCGCAGCTGGCGAGGAGCCAGTGACCGAACCGCATCGCCTTGTCGACGGCGTCGCCGTTGGCGTCGTCCTGGAAGTTCTTCAGTCGCGACCACACCTTCGGCCGGACGATCGCCGGAGCCGACATGCGGGCAGCGGTCGAGACGGCCTTGCGGCGGTCGACCTTCGCAGCCTTTGGGGCGGGAGCCTCGACGGCCTCGACGGACTTCTCTTCCTCGTCCTCCTCCATCGCGTCCATCTGCTCGTCGGCAGGCTTCGGCATGAGGACGACCTCGATCTCGTCGGCAGAGAGCAGGGTGCCCTCCTCGTCGACGACGGCGACCTTTTCCATGTAGAGGGCCTTCGCCT